CAACGGCAGTCTCATCAAAGATTTTATCGTCACGGCGTTGACCGGGGCTTTCATAAAAGAAGCTCTGCCGCATTGGAAGAGCATATTCATAACACTCTTCAAACAATGATTCAAAAAGTACACGGTTCTGTTTAGACTTCTCGAACCGCTCCAGCATACGCCGTGCAACTGTATCCATTATAGTGTCTCATCAAAATAGCCAACACCACCAGCTTGGCCTGTAATCAAAGAACGCTGGCCTGTGCCGCCACGCTTGCGTCTGCGAACTTGATCTTGCAATCTTTTTTGACGCTCTTCTTTTTGCGTCTCTTCTTGCTCTGCCATCATACGCTTACGCTCTTCACGCGCAGCCTTTGCTTCTTCAGATTCGCCCGGAGCTTCTGGCTTTGAAATACCAAGCAAGCCGCGAGTAAGTTTTACTACTGGCTTAAAAATGGATGAGGTACACATACTAATCTCCTTTATGCCGTAATAACCCTATGCATGTTTGCAGTGCAACGCACAATATAATATTCCAATATTCTTATCCCTAGGGGTAGGAATAATGGAATATTTACATTCTTGACCACAAGCCCTGCCTTCTTGGCTTTGGCCTACGGCTAAACACATCAAACTCTGTCTTTGCTTGGAATGGCTTAGTAGTTGCAGAAACATTACGCAATATGTTTCTACCCTCACCAGCACCCATCATTAAATACTGCAATGCATCATGTATATGAGAGAAGTGGTTCTTCTCCGGCTTATCATCAAACCTTTCACCAGATACTTGCATACGCTTGTACTGATAGCCACCCTCAAAGCCTTTAATCAAAGTGCGGCATCGAGGGTCAACAAGAAACCCAGACGCACCCTCAATCATTCTATTCAATGGTGCATTAACAGATTCAAGACGTAACGACACATCATTTGATTGCGCTGGCCTTGCATTCAAGCCGCAGCCGCGCAGTATCTGAAACGGTGTCGATTCATCAGTTTGTGCGCGGAAGTCGCCAGCCGGATCACCTATAATGTTTATTTCGCAATCGCCATAACGTGAAGCAATCTCTTGCCGCATCACTTCGCTAAACCTGACAATGCCCATATCAAACGCAACAATCTCTTGTAAAATTAACCAGCGTCCACGAACCTTCTGTCCTATTACAGCAGCAGGGGTAAGACCAAAGTCAACACCAATATATACAGGCACACCCGATGCCACAGGGATTTCTTCCTTGGCGACATGGGTATCAGTAACAAACATGGGATAAACGGGTTTGCCATCTTTGATAGTGCCTAACTGGTTCATTACATAGACATCAATCCAACTCTTCGTCTTCCCCCTGACGATATTCGGATAATAGTCTTTCCTCATATTGTTTGTGTTTTCTGCACTCTCGTTTGGGATATAATCGGTGACGTTTCCTTCCTGATCTTTGACTTCCGTCATGCCAGCTGGCTGAGTGTAAAACTCCCAATTGTCTGGCTTTACCAACATTTTTGCTTCGTCTTTTGGTATGTGATCTGGTATCGGCACTTCGCCCGACATTATCGGCCACCAATGATCCTCCTCTGGAGCGTTAGTATCTGCAATTACACCTGTCCATGTGCAGCCGCCATCCTTCATAGAAGGGTAACGACCAACACGCATAGTACAAGCATCGATGATAGACTTAGGTATTTCCCTAGCCTCGTTGATCCATATGCCTGTAAGCTCTAATGACAACAACTTCTTGACATCTTCTGGCCTATCCAACGCCAAAAAGATAACTTCAAGATCGATGTCAGCCCTTTTAATATGGTGTGTGTATGGCACAGACCAAAGGAACTTGCCCCACTCTTCTTCGGGAAACCAGTCAAGCCATGTCTTAATGGTTGTAGTTTTAAGCTGCGGGTTAGTATTACGGATAATAGCCCAGCGGCTATGACGCACACCATCCTCTGCTTTCTTTTGCTCTAACGCACGGCGAAAGATTTCAACGCAACAACATACAGATTTACCAGAACCTACTGGCCCTCTAAGGCCACGAAAGAATACATCAGACTTCATAAAAGATTTTATGACCTGACCATCTGGCTTGTACTTAAAGTTGGTCAACCTTGTTATCCTTGCCAAACTTAATCATACGCTCAACAACCTCTGGCCCTATAACAGATATAACTTTGTCTGCTTCACGGTCAGTACAAAATTCTTTTGGGTGGTGAGCAAGGTGTACCTTTTTCACTATTTTTCTAAGAAGGTCACGTTCTTCTTTCTTTAATGTGTGTAAAAAACTCATGCTGCCTCAAGAATAAAAAAGCCAATAGACATTACTAACAATATAATACCTATTACGCCAGAGCCAATTATTATGTTTTCTACAAGTTGTCGTTGTTTGCGGTGCGCTTCAAGCTGTTGCTTTTGACGCTCGACCCTAGCTTTGCGCTGAAACTCAATCCAGTCTTGGTACAACCCCGGCCTACCATACAACTGCATATAAGACCTAAGATCAGCTTCCTTCTTACGCAACTCCTCAAGAGCCATAAACTCTTGGAAGTCATCACCAAACATAGATGACTTCTTCTTTAATTGCTTTTGACGGATTGTTTCTTGTGAGTGGACAAACTTACTTATCTCACTGCCAACAGATGCTAACTCGCGTCCATTCTGAATGGCTGTCTTAATAACAGCAAAGGCCGCATTAGCAGCTGCGAGTTCAGCAAGCATTATCTAAACCTTTTTGCTATACGTCTTGCAGCCTTTGGCTGGCTCGAAAACTGTTTGCCCTTCTTAGTGTCTTCACGTTTCTTTTTGCTGCTTGCTGCATACTGGCTAGCACTCATAGCTTTAATAGCAGCTGAAGGCAGATACCGTTCACCAGTAGCTTTAGAGCCTTGCGTTGATGGGTTGCCTGACTTGGTGCGCCACTTCTGCCTTGTCCATGCTCTTAATGATTTCTGTGGAGGCTTCATTACTGGCCTTTAGATTTTAAATACTCAATATAAAGATTTTGCAGCTTAACCTTGGGTAGAGTATCCATCTCTTTTCTTGTTGCAATGCCCTTTGATTTTGCCCAATCTCTAAAATTATTGTTTAAAGCAAAGCGGACTTCATCACCACTAGCTTTGATAAGTGATTTATTTTTTGGTTTGTTAGGTACGTTTTTCATGAGGTATATCCACCACCTTTTGCTTTATATGCTTTAGCCAGCATCTGTGCCTTACGCGCAGACCACTGACCCGGCTTGCCGCCCTTGCCGCCAGCCTTTATGCGATTGAACAAAGCCTTCCGCATTCCGGGCTTTGTATAGTTGCCAGCTGCGTTAACTGCCATTCTTCTTAGACTTCATAATGTTTTTCTTTAATGCTTCGGGCAACTTCTTTTGCCCAGCAGTAAGCATTGACTTCTTTGGTGGGCGGCCCTTCTTTGAGCCATATGTTCCTTTACCCATTGGCATCTTGATTCTCCTTATCGCCAAACATACTACGATTACCAGCACCACCTCTCATACTGGCATTTCTTGGCGATGCTTTCTTTTTTTTCTTTTTTTGAGCAGTAGATGCAGATGAGGTATTGTTGGTGCTTCCAGATTTTGTTAACAACCCCCCAGCAGCCGCTGCTCTAATTGCCATACCTAAACACATTACGCTTTCGCCTTCTTTGCTTTATTACGTTTACTAATCGCCCTAGCTTTTTTTACTGCATCAGCCTTGGATGATGCACCCCATGCTTGTAAAGATTTTAACAAGCGCGTTGGCTCTCCATCACTATCTCTTTCCGGCCCCTTCATGTTTCCCATCCGCGCTAGGAAGCTGGCTCGGCGTGGGTTGTCCCCTGACTTTACTGGTGCTTTGAGGGTGCCGCCTTTGTAGGATGCGCGACCGGCAGCGTTGAGACCACCGCTGGGGTTCTTTCCGGCTTTGCGTGTCCATGCTGGGGTTTTAAACTTTCTAGCCATTACGCACTCTGATCATCAATACTCATAGCTTGTTGCTGTGCTTGCTGCTCTGCAATCATGCCACTGCGAGACATAGGCACTTCCATTTGCACACCGGGTTTAGGTTTAGGTAAAGGCATTGAAGATTCAGATTCAAACATGCCTGTAAACTCATCCCACAATTTTTTGCGCAAGTTAGTCATTGGCCCTTCAAACACAAATGTTGCAGCTGTAGGCTCAACATCATTGTCAAAGTCAATGTCAATTACTTGAGGTTCATCTGGAATTTCAATTCTAACAGGAAGAGGATTGTCATCTGCTGTTATGTTTCTTTCACCATAATAACGAGCAGCAAAGTAAGGCGTCTTGCCAGTATCCTGTCTGCTTGCGTTATAATAATCTTTTAAGGTTTTTAGGTCTGAAAACTCTTTCCACTCACCAACGGCGGGAAAGTCATACACATCCTTAATGACCATCTTTCCATTTTCTTTATAAACATCAAACATGCCAAAAGACATTTTGATGTCACTCTCGAAAGTAGAAACATCCAAACCTTCTTCTCTTAATAAATTTTTAAGATTAAACTTTTTATTGATGTCTTCATAATCAAAAGAGGCAACAAAGCCTTCTTCCGCATCATCAAAATTAGGCGCAAGGGTTTTTACCAAACTCCTTAACAACTCTACAGATTCGCCAGAAATATTGTTTTCTGTAATAGCGCGATCATCAGCTGCTAAAAATTCTGGAAGCAAAGAATTAATTACACCACGAATATAAAAGTTCTGGTGCAGCGGCATGTTTTTGAGCATTGCATCTAATGTAACCATGATTGCAATATGTACGCTTCACTATAGATGCATCAACGCACAAAATCAAAAAGACAACTAAAGCCCCATCCGTTATCTATATGTAAATGATCTGCATGCAAAGCATCATGCTTGGGAGTAAGGACTGTGTTAAATACCTTGCAACCTTCTTTGTATGCGTTTTGCCAGCTTCTGCTTATAGGAACTCCGTCTATCTTGGTAACGTCAATAGCATTACCGTAGCTGTGCTGGCTTTGCATAAAACTTTTTCTTTGCTTCCTACAATTATAACCACCAACATGCTCAACCTTTTGCGCTGAAATATTTTCAGCCCACTCGCCAACGTGTTTTGCAAACGAACAAGACAAAAGAATAGATGGACTAAAAGTAGTTGTTGATGTTGCGTACAGCCTTACAGGCTCGTCAATAACGCAAACACCGTCACCTTCAAAAGCAACAGGCTTAACATTCCAACCAGCTGACCTTAAATCATCCAAACAGGAAGCGGATGCAATAAAAGGAAACAGCGCAATGAATAAAAATAATCTCATGATGTCCTCCGTTGCATATATGCTACAGTGCTTTTTGGAGAATTACAAGAGTGAAAGGCGGGGTCGAGGGGGACATCACCTAGTTTTTGGGGCCACCACCATGCCGCACCGAATTGCCACGCAAATATTCGCCAGTCTCCGTGTAGCCGACGCGATCTAGGATCGCAGGGCTACACACACATATAACCAGTGTGGGTTGCAACACACGCAGCGCATTGCGCTGCTAGGGTTGCATGTCCACACGCCGCTATGCGCACCACCACGCACTAGCTCAGGTCAATGCTTACCGATATGTCGCCAGCGTGGAGGTGCATGTGTCGCTCAGGGGCTTTGAAGCCAGCACGGTCGAGGATGTCTTTGCTCGCTTCCAGCTGCACATACTCACTCT